GGGTTCTGCTTCATCACATCGTTCATATTGGGCATGACAGACTTGAACATACTGTTGGTCAAGTGGAACATCATCGCTGAACCACCCAACATCATAATAAGCTTGACCTCGGGGGCAATGTTGACCTTAGATCTATACTTGACATACAATTCTTCAAAAACACCATCATAATCGTCGACATTCTCCATCACAGACTCAGACCAACCCTCCAGTTGGACTTCAAAGGGGTTGTACCGCTTGTTCAAAAATTCGAGACCGGTCACACACGCCACTAACATTCGTCTGGAAAACCGGACCGATTGTTCAACATCGATGCTGTACGTAATCCTCTTCACCTCTGACCGCAACTCATCGACATTCGAGTAAGCATTTAAACGTTTATTTACAGCAAACCCCTTCTTTTCTAAACGACCGAGTTTATTAACAAGATCAGCCTTTTCCTCGTCAATTGAAGTGTACCCCTTTGAGGGTTTATCCTCATTTTGTTCAGGACCCGCATTCATGCCATCATCGTCATCAAAGAATGTTGCCTCCTCCTCACCGTAATCAATCTCCTCGTCATCCTCGTGATAGACAGGTACCGATTGTTTACTGGGATTAGCAAAGGCGTCCATTGCCTCCTGCTGTACTTGAGCTTGTGGTCTATTGTTTGGTCTAGTGGGTCGTTGAACACGCTGAGGACGGGGAGCTGAAATTTCAATCTCATCCATCAGGGCCTGTTCATCTGCATCCAGTTTCATCACGTTGGGGGATCCCCTATCGATAACAATTTCTTCGTCCATCTACTCTCTAATTGGAAACTAAAAAAATACCTTTAACGCAGTTTATAAAAAATATTAGTCTATTATAAATGTTCAAGCTTAATCAGCAGAACCGCAACGCCCTCATGACCATCGCCGTCCTAATGGTAATCATTTTTGCCCTGAGTGCGAGCAAGAATGTCAGCAACTATCAGCCCAGACCAATTGTTATCAAGACTGTGAACGAAAAATCTATGTTCGATCTCGAGAACAAGGTTGAGTGTGCCCCAGGGATGGGTAAGGAAGGTAGCGCCTACACCAAGGGTCTCACCCCTGGTGGAGTTTGTGGTGCCCAGCAACTCGTATCCGACTATGCTGGGTATGCCATCGAAGATGGAATCGGTGGATCTTTAATCTAAGTTAAATATAAATGTCGATAGTCACATCACTTGCAAATTCAGTTCCTGATCTCAACTACGAATATCATACTATTACTATTGATTCTATCGGAGATGGTACGAGTGCCAACACTTTCACCTGTTATCTCCAGCAACCCTTAAAAAATGTGGTACAGGCTACATTATTGGGTGCACGTATTAGAACAACCAGCGCGACCGAACATTGCTACGTGTCAATTGATGAATTAGACTCTAATTTTTCTGATCACACCTCAAATGTTCTCGATGGACAGGCTTCCATGAGCATTCTTAGGAATTCTTTTGCGAGCCTCGTTTCTGATGCTGGGACAGTAATCAAATACAGAAGTGAATATCCCGTATTTACTCAGTACATTGATCCCATTCGCCGTTTAGATCGGTTCACGGTTACGATCCGTAACCAGGACGGTAACACGATTACTCGAGCAACCGCCGCCGATAAAAATTTTTTAGTCCTCCGATTTATGTGTAGGAAAAGCAATTTGTAATTTTCTTCTTATAAAGTAAACGATGTCAGCTGGTATCACTCAACTTGTAGCCATTGGCGCTCAGGATGAATATATTATGGGGAAACCCGAGATATCGTTTTTTAGTTCAACGTTTAAAAGACATTCTAATTTTTCACAATCCATCGAAAAACAAACGATACATGGGAGTGTGAAAAATAATTCTATGTCGAGTGTTCAGTTCGAAAGAACTGGTGACCTTCTCAGTTATGTGTACTTAACTATGGATGACAATTCGCAGGCTCTCGATAGTCAGCGGTGGGATAACATTATCGAAAAGGTGGAACTCCTAATTGGGGGTTCTGTTGTCGATACCCAAGATTCTATATTCACAGAGAACGTCGCCGTGGATACATTCGCCCAAAACCTCTCTCGGAGTGCAATGGGTACTCACCCAGGTGTGAGTGCTCGATCCTATTTTTACCCCCTTCGCTTTTTCTTCTGTGAAGGACCCCAATGTTCTATACCCCTCGTGGCTCTAAACTATCATAATGTGGAGGTTCGTATTTACTGGGGATCCGCTGTGAATACCAACAATGTCGAACTCTTTGCCAACTACATCTATTTAGATAACGAAGAGAGGGGGAACATTGCTTCCCGGAAACACGATCTTCTCATCACCCAAGTTCAGAAGAATATTCCATCTGGCACAAGGATTCAAGATTTGACGTTTAATCACCCAGTTAAGTATTTAGCCTCTTCTAACACCTCGGCTACGAGTGCCCTCACCTCACCCCAAAATAAGATTAAACTTGCTATAAATGGTATCGACGTAGGGAATTACCGTTTCGGGAAACCCCACTTCATAGATGTGTCACACTACTACCACACCAACTTTGTGGCGTCCCCCGATTTCTTCTTGTACCCATTCTGTCTCTCAACAAGTTCCCTTCAGCCCACCGGTACACTGAATTTCAGTCGCTTAAGTTCAGCCAAGATAATGAGTGAGTCTCTGAATATCAACGATCCTATATATGCCGTAAACTACAACATATTACGGGTTGAGAATGGAATGGCGGGACTTCTGTATGCAAATTAAAATAGCATTCTATATTAAATGGTCAAGAACTTGCCGACGGTAGAGAGGTCTACCAAAATTAGGTTCGGTAAAAATTGTACCAATGACCAGGCAGAAAATACAATTGTGTTCAATGCGAGTGATGTCGAAATAGAGGTACCTCTACCCGGAACTACATATTTAACACCCATCCGCATAGACCCTGTTCAAACTCCTGGCGGAGCTGCAAACGTTATGGTTTTGTCATATAACAGGGTTACTAAAGAGATTACAGATTCGAATGCAATCGCAAGTGAAATTCTAAACTTTAATCTTGCCGGTGCGACAAAAAACGGGAATACGACTCCACATACAATGCGATTTGATTCATATACCGATGCATTCGGTACGGTTAATCCTGCTGCAACTACAAGTTTTGTAACTTCAGGGATTGTTGGTATTTCAAATAGTACACCCACAGATACTTTATCGGTGGGTTCGAAAGTTTTTGTAAATACAAGTGCTTCAAACACATTGACTGTTTTGGGGAGTACATATATACAAAACAATTTGGTCGTCGATGGGGATGCGACTTTCAATGGTCTGGTCACAACTTTACACTCAAATAATACTATCATTAGGGATGCCATCATAGAAATTGGTAAAGATAACGCTGTCGGAGACCCAACTTTGGATCTCGGTTTCATTATGACTCGACCAGGTTCAAATATTGCTTTGGGGTTCTTGGAAAATCAAAAGGAATTTGCGATCGGGTATACAAACTCGAGTGCCACTGGTCATACCATAACCCCCGCGACAAATCAAGATATAAACGTCCATGTGTATGGTCAAATTTTCACACAATCAAATGTCGGTATCATAAACACGAGTCCCACACACACCCTAGATGTGGGTTCGAATCTTTTTGTGGATGAGTTTGGATCGAATGTTTTGGTGGTCACTGGTAATACAAGTATCTCTGCAGACTTGACTGTCGATGGGGATACTCTATTTGTAGATTCTGGAGCTGATAAAGTTGGTATAAATACCCTCGTACCCGATGCAGAACTCCACGTCGTTGGTAATGTCTACGTGACTTCAAACTTGACCGTTGATACTAATACCCTACATGTGGATGTGGTTTCAAATAGAGTTGGTATAAATCAACTTCACCCAACCAAAGACCTAGATGTTAATGGAACGATCGCCGCCACGAGACGTGTCGATAACTCTGGATATAACCGAATTCTCATTGGTGAAGATACCGGGACAATATTGCACACATCCTCAAATTCTCACCAGGTTTCTGTGGGATATAGAGCTGGTTATGATCGCCAACAATCAAATACAATCGCGATAGGTTACAAATCTGGGAGTGTTACACAAGCTGAATCCTCTATAGCCATCGGTGAAAGGTCTGGTGAAACGAACCAAGGTGTGAGTTCTATCGGTATCGGTGAAAAATCTGCATATCAAAATCAAGGTGCTTCTTCAATCGCCATTGGTGAGAATTCTGGTGGTGAGAATCAAGCAGGTAATTCTATTGCCATAGGTAAAGACGCTGGTAGTCAAAATCAGGGGCAAAAATCCATCGCTATCGGTGATGGTGCAGGTAAGTTTAATCAAGGTGAGGGTGCCATAGCATTGGGGTATTATGCGGGGTATCCAACCTCCCAAGCAGCTGGGTCGGTTATTATTAATGGTGGAACTGACACCGCGGGTCTAAATAACACAACTACACAAAATGCGTTATTTGTAAACCCTGTGAGAAACGTAAACAATTCAAATCTTTTAATGTATAATGCAATTTCAAAAGAATTTACATATGGAACCACTCTAAATAATACTCTCAATGTCTTAAACAACTTCACAGTAGATACAGATACACTTTTTGTTGACTCAGTTTCCAAAGAAATTGGTATTAATAATGCATCACCAGATGCCAATC